ACCTTATCAACACAAGGTTTCAACGTGCTTGGGCGAGGGCGAAGCCCGAGCCGACGGGCTGCATGGGGTTCATCTCGAAGCTAGAAAAAACAAGCAAGCTTAACTTTCCCTTTCCAACCCAGTCAATTGGTCATAGGTTCTTCTTCTGATGAGAAAGGCTAAGTGTTCTTGGACAAAGGACCAATTGATTGGATCAGAAAGGGAAAGGGGAGATGTTTTTAGGCCCTGTTCACTCAAGGAAAGAACTTGGTCAGAGGAATAGATATAAAGCTGGGGTTTTCTTGGACTACTCTCCAAGACCCTCTTGACCAAGATAAAAGCAGGGGAATTTTTACGTTCCTCATGGTAAGAGATTTGATGTGGCGAGAAGGAAACCCTATTACTTTTCGTTACCTTCAATTCAACAGTGAAGTAAATTCCCTCTTTGGTCGTACCCAACACATCTGGAATGCCGTGATTTACCCACGATTCCAAACGGATAAAGGAAAAAGCCTTGAGGTTCTTCTTAACCTGTTGCCAAAATAAACTTTCTGGTTTCGCCACAGTAAAAGTATTATACAGAAATATGTAAAAAAGAGTTGTATTTATGGGACATCTGTTATAAAGTAATGGGTATGAATTACATAAATAGGAGAAAGTAATGGACCAAGATATAAAAGAATCACTTGAGTTACGCAAAGAGTTTCCAAAAGCCTTCGGAGAAGTACACCTTAATTATCACGAAGTCTTAGCTATTCTAAGCGTTATGGAAAGTGGTAACTATAAAGATGATGACTTTCTAAAAGCTTACAGAAGAATGGCAAAAGTAAAAATGGACACTTACGCAAGAATTAGACGTCAAGAAGGAATAGAGTAATGGATAAGAAAGTATTAATAGGTTGTGAAACTAGCGGGGTAGTGAGAAATGCCTTCTTGGAACAAGGTTTCGATACTTGGAGTTGCGACCTCTTACCTTCTGATGATATGTCCAACAGACATATTCAAGATGATGTGAGAAATGTCTTGAAAATGGAAGCATGGGATTTACTCATGGTAGCCCACCCCCCTTGCACTAGACTTTGCAACTCTGGAGTTTGTTGGCTTCATCGAGTCCCAAAGTTTCGTCAGGAACAAGGTTGGACTCTAGAAGATATGTGGCATGAACTAGAAGAAGGTTGTGCTTTATTTTCAGATGTATGGAACGCTGATGTACCTAGTATTGCGGTGGAGAACCCAGTCATGCACAAATACGCTAAGGCTCGAATCATTAACTATGAGCCTTTTACTCAAAGTGTTCAACCTTATGAGTTTGCAGAAAACTTAGATGATCCTGATAACGTAACTAAAAGGACTTGTTTCTGGTTAAAGAATTTACCTAAGTTGGAAAAAACAGGAACACTAACAAGGGAAACGGCACGGAATGATATCCACCTTGCTTCCCCTAGTCCTGATAGGTGGAAGATACGAAGTCGCTTTCACAAGGGATTAGCTAAAGCTATGGCAGAACAATGGGGAGAATATGCAATCAGAACTCCGGCATAGAGAAAAACAATGAGCCACCCAATCAATGACATCTTAAAAGAAACTCACTTTGAGAAAGGTGTGGAACTCGGTGTCAAGCGAGGACTTACAGGAGAGGAACTAACTGCTTTTGCTTATAACTACGCACGAAAAGCATTGGAGAGAGAAGCATGAAGTGGAAAATAGACAAAGGACTAGAGATTCCACCCAGCTATTACAGTAGGAATAGCCAATACCGAGAACTCATAGCTGGCATGGAAGAAGGCGATTCGGTTGGGGGACTAACCCAAAATCAAGCTAATGGCTTATCCGCATTGATGCGTAAGCAGGGGATCAACGCAGTTAGCAGGAAAATGACAGGTTCTAAAGTAGATGTAAAAGAGCCAATTTATCGAGTGTGGCACAACGGACTGCTAGAAAAAGCAGACGAGCAACCGCAGAGAATTGGATCTCCGACAGATACAGTAGGAATTGATCCAAACATTCTCCAACAAGCCGAAGCCCACGAAGATAGGCACAACATAGTAGAGGACACCAGAGAAGTGTTTAAAAAAGTGAACGAAGAATTACTAGCAATCAAAAAGAAGGAGAGAAGGAAGTGACTGACAACATCAACCCAAGTCACTACCGAGACAGCAAGATTGAGTGCATAGACGCAATCAAAGCAAGTCTATCCACCGAAGGATTTCATGGCTATCTGAAAGGGTCAGTTCAGAAATACTTGTGGAGATACACCGAGAAGAACGGACAAGAGGATTTACTCAAGGCCCAATGGTTCATGGATAGATTAGTAACCGAAGGATTCGATGTAATTGAACAACTAAAAAAGGAAATAATATGAATAAACAATATGTTGTATTAGGTAAAGAGACTAAGTATTTCAAAACTTATGTCGAAGCTAATTCAGAAAAAGAAGCTAGAGAAATAGCAACACATAAGCATATCGAAGAAGATATATATGAAGATGATAGTGTGCATTTAATAGATGAGGGTGGTTTTTATAAAGCTGAATACTCTTATCCTTTAGCTGAACGAGAAAAAAGCTAAATGAAATTCGGTAACAGTTGGCAATATGAAATGGGAACTAATATCTTATCCCCACCTACCATAAAAGGAACAGTAAAAATGTTATCTAAAAGGCGAGGAAGGATTCAAGAGTGGAGAATCCGCATAACCAACACCGAGACTAATAAAATTCTGGAAGAAGTAATTATAACCGCTAAAGAAACGGACTCGGCAGTAGCCAGAGCCAATGAATTAGCTAAAGAGTGGAGAGAGAAAGATGAGTCCTAAAATAGAATTTACCGAAGCCTATTGGAATCAAGCCACCAGTATTTTTGAAGGTGTCCAGGTAATTGAATCAAAAAAAGCTGGAAGACCAATTAAGTATTATGTCTTTCCTTCAAAAGAAGGAGTGCCTATCATTACCTTGCACGATGACGAGGAAGATATTTTAAAAGACCGAAAGCTACACAAGAGAGTAATAGGCGAGATTGTTAACAAAATAACAGAGGAGTTATAAATGAGTGAATTAATAGACAAAGTTTTCTTTTACGGAGACTACCTTGCGGATCAAACCGGAAGTGGAAAAGAGGAAAGTGGTATTCGTTTACAGCACAATATAGACGACAAGCTAACCAAAGAAGAAGTGGAAGAATTGCATGACCTAGTATTAAAGGGGTATAAAATGCATGAGTTTTGGATCAGAAAGTAAAAGGAGTAGATAATGAAGCAGGAATATAAACTAGACAAACACAATGGCGAGTATGTTCTAGTATCAAAGGATTCAAGCCACCCTACGATTAGGCTAGGTACTGATGATTTGGAGATAGCTAAAGCCAGAGCCAAACCCCACATGAAATTTATATAATGCTCTACAAGGATAAACTCCCTTGTGACCCTCTTTTGCATTTTGATTCAAAAGACGCTGGTACGATAAAATGGACTTGGCGAACACAACCAGCAGAAGCTATTTACTGGAAAACCTACAAGCCAAAGAAAAGGGATATTAAAATACTATCAAGAGTAACCCCAGAGCAACGCAAGAAAGTAACGACTGAATTACTACGAAGCATTATCCAAACCGAACACCCCCCTAAAACTAAACAACCAAAAGTGAGGACACTATGATTAGAAAAAGAGTTTATCTCAACAAGCCACAGGCCGAAGGTTTGATCCAGATATTTAAACGCAATCAGCTATTGGATCTCCTGGTGTATGTGGCTATCTACACTAAAAACAAATCTCCGCATTACAAACTTTGTATCGACTGTCCCATTGATACCCACCCTCGACTAAGTAACAAGCTACAAGATGTCCTGCATACTTTAGTGGATCGACACAGCAAGGCCCTCAAACAATTAGAGTGGGAAGAATACGATGATGCAGAGACACCGATAGAAACATTGGGATTAACCCCTGACTTTAAAGAATACGTTGAAGAAAAGGAGAAAGAAGAATGACTGAATACACCCACCTAGTTGAAGAAACCAGAAGGCAACAAGCCTTTAGAGAATGGAAAAACAAAGCGTCTTACATTCATGCCAACAATGGAAAAATCGAAACCAAGTACCAGGATGGAAGAACAGAGATAGAAGACACAAGCACAGGCAAAAAGACCTATGACTTTCCCGAAGGCTACGAGCATGAAACATACAGAGAAAAACTATTCCATAGGTTTTTAGGTGTCTTTACTGTTTAACTATTTCAGCATCAACAACATCTAACAACGGCTTATAATCTCCCAATAGTTTCTTAATCCTATCTTTAATTTCTATTTCACTCAAAGAATCAAGCGTACCTGTACGCACTTCCTTACGTTCAACATACAAGCCTGCCGCTCGACCTCGCTGGACTTCAGCAGAAACCGCAGCCGTGAGATTGCCTTTCTCCATAGCTTGATCTCTTATCTTGGCCAATTGCCTAACGTGACGACCAAAGGTAACTTCATATTTTTTATCTACTTCCGTTTGGAGAGCCTGTATGTAATGAACCACAAGCGGATACTTCTGTGGATTGGTTAATTCAGAAGCACGCACGGCCGCAGAGCTGTCGGCATAGCCAGCATCCAAAGCACATTCCGTTTGGGTTTTGGACCCATCGTTATAAACATATTCCTTGGCAAAGCGGATCTGCTTATGCGTCAGATGTTTTTTGTTTTTTCCTGAGATGTTTCCGGAGATTCCTTTTGGCATGTTTCACTCCATGTTTTAAATGTTCTTGTTTCCCGGTCCCAAAAGCGCCCCAGGTAACAATTATCTACTTGTTTAGACATACAAGCATTATAACAGAGTAACTTTGAGTAAGAAAACCCTTATTTTCTAACCTGTCTAACCTGAACCTCACCTGACAGAAGTTAGATGGGAACCCCTTATACAACAACATTTTACAGCACTCTAACT